CATCATCGTCAATCGACAGCGCGGGCGTCTTCGTGTCTGTGACGTACAATCTCTTTCGTACGTATTTAATCTCAGGTTGCTTGCTCAAAACGGCGGCTCCTCGTCCTTGTCTTTTGGTTTCCAAACGATGTCCGTGCTGAACATTGCCAGCATCCAGCCCACCAATGTCGTGGGCCAAGCGTTATCTTTTTCCATTTTTTAATTTCCATATGTTGTGCATCGCGTCCCGCTCGGATACAATATCTGGGCAGGACGCTTATTCTAACCACGCTCATGTCCCAACAGGCGGCGGTTGTTTATTGGTTTCAGCGCTACCAAATTGCGCCACAGTTTCGAACGCTAACCGCGTCCTGCACGATCACCCTTTCATTGCCTTGCCTGTCTTCATGTAGACAAACATTCGCTTACCGTGCGTCATGTTGAGCTTGTTCAAGTAGCCCTCGTCGCACATCGCGTTGACATAATTTGCTACCTTCTGCGGCGTCGTCCCCAATCGGTCAGCAATCACGGGTGTAGCGACGACCTCGCCCACCTCGATTGCATTGAGTACAAGCTCGTACGTAACCTTACGAAGATCATCTCTCGCCTCCTTCTTCTCGGCGGATGTCTGATCCAGCGCTGCCTTTCGCATCATGCAGGGAAGGGGTGGACGCAGACCTTTCTTGGCCTGCATCTTTTCGAACGCCATCAAATTCTTGGCGTAGATTTCTTCGTACGTATAGCTGCTCTTAACCATTGCGATCATTACCTCTCAGGTTCTTGTTGACCAGATCGACCAAGCCCAACAGCTCGTCCATGTCGTACTTGCGCGGGTGTCCCATGGCCTTGAACTCAAGCCTCAAGTTCTCGACCTTCGTATTCATACGCTTCAACGCGTTCACGACCTCTACTGGGTTCTTAATATACATGCCTGTTATCCTTCGAATGTTGGTGCTCATGTTTCTTTTGATGCTGCGTCTCGCCACGTTAATTTCTTCTGGCTTCCCTTACTCTTGGCATTGCCACTCACAACGCCGTCGAGATGCCTGTCTCCCATCACGACCCCTTCGTAATCAGCGCTTACGCAGTGGGGTTCTGTTCCATTGAGCCATTGCTGGATGCTCATAAACACACCGCCTCGCGGTCCAAACGCACCGCCATGTGGCGTATCGGGATGCACTCGGACTAGCGATCCACGATAGGGATGAACTTGGGGTGGCGGTACGGCCTTGGCTTCAATGATGTCATTGTCAGTGACCCACTTCCCATCCTTACTGAACTTGATGTCGCCACCCACAAGCAACTCGTAGCTGTCCACGTTCGGGTGTGTGTGTTCGGGAATGATGTAGTCGGGCGGCACGGCGAACACCTGTACCTGGATGTCGTCTTCCCTGTACCAAATGATACTTGTCACATCTTCGATCCAGTGGGTTACGATTGGTCCGTACGGCACCCAGCCGTACGCTTGGAAAGAATTGTTCTGAATTGCTTTAGCAATATTCTGTAGCTTGCTGCTCATGTTATCCTCGTTTGTAAAATATGTGGGTTCCAACTTGCCGTACGCGGACATAGCTTGTCGTCCAGTATGGCTTCACGTAGTCGGCGTGGTAGTGAGTGACGCCGCCACCCACTACGAACATGTCCGTATCGCGCATTGCGTATTCGGCTATGTGCTTCGCTCGACCCCAAGCCTGTTCGTCTTTTGGGGTGTCGCTCTTTCCATCGTGCGTCCACGAAAACTGTCTGCGCTGCCACACGACATCGCATACGTTGTCGGGATACCTCTCGCTCTTTACTCTGTTGATTGTGACTTCAGCCACGGCGAGTTGTCCCAACATATCCTCTGACCTCGCCTCGAAATATACGTTCATAGCTAGGCAAAGCACTGCTTGTGTTAGTACGGGCACGGATGTAATCCTCCTTTAGATGGGGTAGTTTGCTATCGACCAAGCACATCACGCGCTTGATCTTTTCTTCATCGGCGTGGCGTACGCGCTTTGATCGGATGACGTACGCCACATGCCACCACCAGGTATAAGGACGCCATTCGTCAGCGAGCCTGTACCAGTCACGCTTGATGCGTGGCTTGACCTTCGGATCAAACTTGGTGGGTAGTTTAAGATCACGCCGCATGAGCGTGACCTTCGGAAATGAGAAGACGCTCGATGCCACCGAGCAGTGTGTTGCCCAGTCGTGAGAAGTCAGTCATGACGACATGCTCTCCAAACATATTTCTCATTATCTTTTCGTTTGCACTGATGCCTATGCCGTAGACCTCAATGCCGCCGTCACGCATGGCCTTCGTATGCTTGGCGACCATGTCAACTTCGCCTCTACGTCCTGCATCTGGCTCACCATCCGTCAGGAATAGGCAGACCCTACGCGGCTCTGTCCATCCAGACATGATGCGTGAAACGCTTGTGATGCTGGCGTACGTAGGTGTACCGCCGCCGACTGGCAGAAACTGAAACACCTCGTTGATTTTCCGCCAGCTCTCACTCGCTTTCTTGTGGTACACAATGCTTGTCTGCTCTTGGAATGTGTCGGCCTCGTTGCGAAGGTCTAGCCCACTCCATTCAACAATGTCGTACTTGATACCAGCACGTCCAAGGCATGAGTTGAGCGCAAGCACCGCTTGTATAGTCAGCACCTCGCTCATGCTGCTCGACCCATCGACAGCGATCATCAGTCGCGTCTCGCTTGTCTTCGTAATGCTGGGTCTCGTGAACACGTTGTCATTACCAGCGACAAGCTGGCTCAACCGCCGACGATCAATACGACCGCTTGAGTATCCACCCTCGTTGCGACGATCCTCTTGAGCCAGTAGCAATCTAGCAAGGCGAGCACTGTACTGACGTACATCATCGGCCATACTCTCTCGGCATTGGGTGGTCAGATCCTTGTCAACATCCATCCGCGTCCTGCCGGATGGCGTAAGATAGTTGTCGTTGATCAGCCTGCGGCTACCTTTGGTGTTGTATTCTGCGTTGATGATTTTGTGGTAGTACCTCCACAGTTCGTCATGGGTATCAAAGACAAGCGATAGGTTCTCACACACGCGGCTGTTGCCGCTATTGTACTTACCAAACACATCACTCATTGCATCGTCGGCTCGTTGCTGGGCAGCTCCAATATCGAAGCCGTCGTCTTCGCCTTCACCTTCGTCGTTGCCTCCGTCGTCGTCGCCGCCGTCGCCTTTCGTACCACCCTCTTCGTCGCCGTCGTCGCCGTCGTTCTCGCCGTTGGCTTGACCTTCTCCGTCCTCCGTGTCGTCACCTTGTCCCTTCTGCGGCTGGGTCTCTTGCTCTTGCTCCTCTTCCTGTTCGGGTGTCCCGAGCTTATCCATGCGGCGCTTCATTGAGCGAGCGACCTTGAGCGCATCGCCACTACTTTCTGAGGCGACCATACGCTTGGCAAACTTACGAGCCTCGCGAGCCAGTTCTTTCGGTAAGCCCTTTACGTACTCGTCAAGCTCTTCGCTTTCGTACCCCATGTCCTTGCGTGCTTGCTGCAATGCAGCGTAAGGTATCTCCTTCCACCAGCGTTCTCTGTTGCACTGCGGATCATCGGGGTTGGCACGACGAAACTCATTCTCGTTGCCGAGTACATGGTTGATCGTTTGCTGCAAGTTTTTGCGAGCACCCGCGTACTTTTCCATGGCCTTACGCTCGATGAACACATCCTCTGCGCAGTTCCAGATGTCCTTGATCTTCTTGATGCCGCGCTTCTTGAACACACCAAAGTCGGTGTCGGTGACATGGCTGACCTCATGTATGTGATACCCACGCATGATTGCCTGATGGGTTGGATCAAGCTCCGCTGTCATGTCCATTGCTGGCACGTTGATCGTCGTGCCGTTGGTGAATGCACCTGTACCTTGAAACGTGGTACGTACATCTTTGTTGCCCATGATCCGTGATAGCTTGTCCAGCTCGGTAGCAAGGGCGCTGACTGAATTTTGTGAAAACATTTGTGTCTCCTATGAGAGTTGAGAGTTGATTAAGATTGAGTAGTTATGCGATCCATGATGCCAGTGACCGCGATTGCATCGCCCTCATCGACCGTAAGCATCACGTTCATTTGCAAGGCGCGGCGTACCGCATCGTTGCATCCGATACGTCCCTCCAAGTTGGCTACGTACTTGCCGATAACCTTGGTGTTGCGGGGTGATATGGGGGTAGCAATCGTACCGTCGAGAAAGCCCATGCGGTACACTCCGACAAACTCTTCGATCATCGCCGCCGCATCATCGCTCAGAGATGGAGCAGCAACACGAACCAGCTTCATCTCGTCGGCAATGTTGAGGTACTTCACATCTACGAATGTGCTGAACCGATTGATAAGCGCACGAGACTGAACCTTGACCGCACTTGCGTACATGCCAGAGCTGTCACCAGATCCTGTCGTGTTGGCTGTCGCAACAATGTGGAAGTCCATGTGCGGGTGAACCACGCGACCGCCATCTTCCAACATGCGCAAGGGCTGACCTTCGAGCACTGGCTGCAACACGTATGCAATGTCAGCACGTACTGCATCTATCTCGTCGAGCAGCAACACGCATGGTTGTTGCATCGCCTTGGGCAAGATGCCATCCTTGAACTGGGTCACGGTGTTGCCATCCGCGTCAGTCATAACCGCCATCGAACCCACAAAGTCTGGACGTTCAATCGCGCTGTCCATGTTGGCGCGGATCATCATGTAGCCAGTGAACGCACACACTTGAGCAATGAGGGTGGACTTGCCTGTACCAGTTTGACCTGTCAGCCAACTGTTCTCGCCGTTCTCCAATGCCCACAACACATCGTGCAGATTGTCCACGTTGAATATGTAATCCTCGTCTTTGGTTGGCACCAAGGGATTTACGCCACTCCATTCGTACGTGTTGATCTCGAAGTTAAGCAGCGGGTGTTGAATGCCGAACACCTCATTAGCGTTCTTACGTACGGGAGCACCGAACGGTATCTCACCCGACGCCTCGATAGCAGGAAGCGCAATCGCATCGGGCTTCTTACGCAGTGTCACCACCTCGTCGAGCAACGCTTGCAAGTCTTCCATCTCGCCGCCAGTAGCAGCACGAAGCAACACGTTAGCAGCAGCAGCGATGTCGGGTGTCACATCGTACGCACCCGCCACCTCGGCCTCGTCACCTTCTTCTTCGACGGCCTCGATCTCCGCGCCATCTTGACGCGAGACGTATATCGTACCCAAGTCCTCTATCTCGTCCACGAACGGCCAGTTCGTAATACAATCGGGGTCGTTGTTCACAAACTCATTCGCGAAAAGGAGCAGCGCCTCGTCATAGGACATTTGGTTCATGTAGTTTATAAGCATCGCCAGTGACGGCACGTTCATGCGATCAAGTATCTGTGACTTGCTGACGCTTTTCATAGCGCGTGAGTTCGGATGGTCTCCGTTCACAAGCACCGATTTGAGAGCGACTTCCACGATACACGTCCACGCGTCTTCGAAGCGGTGGGTTTCATTTACGATATACGTGCGCAGAATTTTCTGAGCATCGCGTGCATTGTAATCGTCGAGGATTGATTGAACATTAAGATTTGAATTTGACATTTGATACCTCATGGTTGTCAGGTTGTAGTGTATCTGACACAACGTACGATGTGTCAAGTTTAATCTGCGGACAGCAGAAAACAGACCGCAGCGGAATGCTGCAATCTATAGCTCTAACCTCCTCGACTGATCTTCGATCAGTCGGTCGGGCGTACGTGTAGAGATTGATTAGTGGACTGTGCGCCTACGCATTTCCCAGATTGAGGAAATACCATCCTCGTCCGTGACGGGTACAACGATGATTGCGTTTCCGTCCTGCGACTTGGTGATTTCGTACAGACCCTCGACATCCTCATAAGCGTCGCTGGTCTCGTCAAACTCGCCAGTCACGATCATGTCGAATGGTTCTTTCTTGTTCGCTAGTACGAACAAGGCGGTGTATTCAGTGGCGTCAAACAGTTCCAAGCTCGGGGCCAGGTCGTGTGTGATTGTGCGTGCTATCATGTCATACGCTGCCTCGCTGTTGCAGTTTCGTACGAACACGCATGAGCTGCCACCGTTGTCAGCGAATACGAATAATGCAGGCTTCATGTTATTCTCCTTGGTTGCCTACATGCTACTCCTTGCCCTCGGGTGG